TTTAAGTGCAGTAGCAGATATTATGGGTAAAATACCTTCAATGACAAAACCTGGTTTTGAGCTAAGCGGAATAAAAGATGCTATATGTACTGCAGTACCAAACGTAGAACTTGTAGATGGAAAGGAAGTTAAGAAAGGTGTAGAAACAAAAGTACCAGCAGAAGAAGCTGAAGAGATTGAAGAGCCATCCAAAAAGAATGAAGGTTCGCCATCTAAAGAAGCAACTAATAACGAGAAAGTTAAAGAAGCAGAAAACATTGACATTATAGAACAAAGTCCAGAAAGAAAAGCAATAATGGACAAATGGCAAGAATTGTTCTTTAATGATACAGATGCATACAAAAAAGAATACAGAGAAGTATCCACACAGTTTAATAAACCAAAACTATTTGGTGGAAAGAAGAATAAAGATAGACTTAGAGCACTTGCTTTGCTTGATTATGTAAAAGCATCAAGAGACAATCACGCAACAGGCCGAGCTCAAGAAAATAAAGAGGCTGGCTTTAAATTTAACGAACAATATATTAAACCAAGAGTATATACAATTGGCCAATCAGCAATAGGTAAGGAATCAGACTTATTAGCTAAACTTAGAGCTTTAGAGTATATAACCTTGACAGATTAGGCTAAATAAGTATATGGCTATATTTTCAGATTTTAATAACAGTTTTGCTGTACATCCAGTCAAGAAAGATTTATCTTTAAAGACTGATGCCGACTCTGTTAAACAAGCTGTAAAGAATTTGATCTTAACCGACAAAGGTGAAAGATTAATGCAACCAAGGATAGGTTGCAAGATAAGAAGTTTATTGTTTGAAAACTTTAGTGCTCAGACTATTATTCTTATCAAACAAACTATTATTGATACAATTACTCAATATGAGCCAAGAGCCATTATAGAGAATGTAAAAGTATCAGCAGATCCAGATAATAATAACTTAAATGTTAGCATACTTTTTAGCTTGATAAATAATAGTAACGTAGAACAATTGGATCTAATATTAGAGAGAATAAGATAATGTCAGCAAATAGTACATTAAGTGTAGCAAACATAAACTTCGGAGATATCAAGAGTAGTCTGAAACAATACTACGCTTCACAATCTATATTTAAAGATTATGATTTTGCTGGTTCTAACTTAAATGTAATGTTAGACATTCTTGCATACAACACATACTTACAAAACTTCTATCTCAATATGGTTGCGGCAGAAGGATTTATTGATAGTGCTCAGTTAAGAGATAGTATTATATCTCATGCAAAATCATTAAACTATACACCTGGATCATATACATCATCAAAAGCAGAAGTAGAAATACAAATATTCCCAGACAATAATCCAGCAGCAATTACAATACCACAATACACATCTTTTACAACATCAGTAGATTCAAACACTTATACTTTTACTACTAATGAAAGTAGAACTGTATCAGCAGATAGTGATGGCAATTATATTGCAGCTAATGTTGATATATTTGAAGGTGACATTATTACTGAATTGTTTACAGTTAACAGTGCAAACACAAATCAAAGATTCGTACTTAACAATAAAGAAGTAGATACAGATAGTTTAATTGTTAAAGTTTTAGAATCTACATCAGATACAACAAATGCTGTATATACAAAAGCATTATCTACTATTGGATTATCAGGTACAAGTAATGTATACTTCTTACAACCAGCTGAAACTGAGAAGTTTGAAATAACATTTGGCGATAATGTATTAGGTAAATCACTTACTCACGGTAATGTTATAGAAACAAAATACAGGCTATCTTCAGCAAATACAGCAGATTCTGCTAATGTATTCTCATTAACTGGAGATATTCAGGGGTATTCTAACGTAACTATCACAACAATTGCAGCAGCTGCAGGTGGTGGTTTTGCAGAAGATCAAGAGTCAATTAGAGTAAATGCTCCTAAATCTATTACAGTACAAGACAGAACAGTTACAGTTAGCGACTATAAAACACTACTAAAACAAGAATTTAATGACATAGAATCATTAAATGTCTTTGGTGGAGAGGAATTAGATCCGCCTGAGTTCGGTAAAGTGATGGTAAGTGTCGATCTTAAGAATGCTGATGGTATACCAAATACAAGAAAAGCAGATATAGAAGACTTCTTATCTTTAAGATCACCAGTATCAATAAGACCAAAAGTTTTAGATCCAGTGTTTTTATTTGTTGACGTTTCAACAAAAGTAAGGTATAATCCTAATGTTACTGTTAAATCAGATAACGAAATAAAAACAATTGTATCAGGTGCAATACAGAGTTTTGCAAATACAAACTTTAATTCATTTAACTCTAAACTAAGAAAGTCAAAATTAGTTAGAGCTATTGATGATGCTGACCCAGCAATACTTAACAATGATACAGAAGTAAAATTACAGAAGAAATTTATTCCTACATTAGGAGAAGCTGGTACATTTGTTTTAGAATTTAACAACGAGTTAGTCCAAGAGCTACCAAATGCTGATAATGTGTTTATTGATGGATCATCTACACTTACATCTACAACATTTACATTTGGTGAAACTACTGGATGTACATTAAGAGATAATGGAGTTGGTGTAGTTCAAGTGGTACAAGAAGAAAGTACAGCATTAGAAGTTATAAACAACAATATCGGTTCTGTAGATTATACAACTGGTAAAGTTACGATCAATCAAATTAATGTTGCTGCATATGCAGGAGATGGTATTACAGTATCAGCTGTCCCTGTAGATGTAACTTTAGGTTCAACAAGGAACATTATTCTTCAATACAACAGCACACCTGACATTACCGTTATCCAAGAGAGGGTATAATGCAACAGATAGAAGATAAACTATCGTTGTTTATCAAGGAACAGTTTCCGGCTTTCTATACAGAAGAAGGCGAAACCTTTAGAATATTCCTAGAAGCATATTATGAATACCTCGAACAGTCCGGTAAAAGCCTCGATTATAGCCGTAACTTACTCGAATATCACGATGTAGACTTTACTACAGATAAGTTTTTAGATGAGTTTAAGAAGACTTATCTAGCTGATTTACCAGGTCTTTTAAAGACAGAAACCAGATTAACAATCAAAAATATCATGGACTTTTACAGATCCAAAGGGTCTCCAAGGTCTATTCAACTACTTTTTAGAATCATTTTTAACCAAGCATCGGAAGTTACATTCCCAAGTGATGATGTTTTAAAGCCAAGTTCATCAGAATATAGAAAGCCAAGATACGTAGAAGTATATGCTCCTGACTTAGATAAGCTGGTATCATTAGAAGGAATTGAGATAGTAGGAAGTACAAGTGGTGCAAAAGCATTTGTAGAAACAATATCTACTAAAGTTATTAATGGTGTACGTATTCACATAATGCAACTATCTAACTTAAGAGGAAGTTTCTTAAGAGGAGAAGTACTTGCTAAAGTATCAGATGGTATACAAGATGATATGCCAGTAGTAGTTGGTTCTTTATCTGATGTAATTATAACACTTGGTGGTAAGAATAATAAAGTTGGTGATACATTTAACATTACAGCAGATGTTGGTAAAGGAGCAGAAGCAAGGGTTACAGCAGTTAAAGATGCTACAGGACTAATTGACTTTCAATTAGCTAACGGTGGTTTTGGTTTTTCTACTAATGGAACATTTACAGCAATCAATGTAAACGACCAACACTTAGAAGTTAACAATGTTATCAATGCAGCACAATCATATTCAAATACATCTAAAATAGATAACGCAGAGTTTTTAAGATTAGAAACTGTAGATCAGAAAGTAGAAAGGATTTCAATATTAAGTGGTGCAGATTTCAATACACAAATACAAACATTTATTGCTAATACAGAAAATGTAAACGGTCCATATGTAGTTGGAACATATGGTGCAACAGGATCCGATATAGGTACAGTAGTTGCAAACGGTTACATTATAGGAAACTCTTCAATCAATGGTGCTAATGGTACTCATGATATAGCAGTATTCCAAGGTTCGTTTGGTAATCAAAAGAAACTAACAGGAACATTAGCAACAGCAACACACCTATTTGAAACAAATGAAAATATAGATGAAGAGAATTTAGTCACATTAACAGTTGGTGATGCTAATACATTTACTGTTGGTAATATTATTACAGGAAACAATTCAGGTGCAAATGGTGTTGTAGTATCTTCTAATTCATCCGTAGTAACGTTGAATGGTTCATTTGGAGTCTTTACATCTAATGACTATATTACTAACTCATCATCAAGTAATTCAGCTAATGTACAAACTGTAAGTATAACAGATAGTGGAGCAAATGGAACAATTAGTTCATCTAATTCAACTGTACTAAACGTAGCAAATGTATCTGGTGTATTCAACACTAACAAGAAAGTAAAAGGACAAAGAACAAATGCAATAATGACATTAAGTGCTGTAGACAATACTGGAGCTGCTGATGTATTCTTCCAAGGAAATCTAAGCATTAATGCTACCATGGATACATTTAGTAACGTATCAGTATCTGGTCAAGTTATAGGATCAAACAATACAAACATAGGATTTAGGAATACAAAATACTCAAATGGAGCAACAGGAACTTTTCATCAAAACACAGCAGCATATATTATTGGAAGAGATTCGAACACATATGCAAATGTTGTTACAGTCGGAACAGGAAGCGGAGCAGGATTCAAAATTGGATCACTTGAAAACGAAGAAGCCATTACAATATACACTGACATTATAGGAGAGAACAATGTAAGTAATGTTTCTTATCTTGATTGTGTTATTGATGGTGGTAATAGTGCAATAGGATTTTTAGATAGCGTTACAGTTAATGATGGTGGAACTGGTTATTCGTTAGGTGATGTGTTTACAGCTAGCTCAGGTGGTGCAGGAAACGGAGCTCCTACAGTCAATGCAACAGCAAACGTAACATCAGTTAATTCTGAAGGCGGTATTCTAGCTATAACAGTACAACAAGCTGGGTCAGGATTCTTTTCAAATGCTGAACTAACAGAAGTTTCTTCTGGTACAGGTGCAAATGTTACAGGTAATTTTGACTTTGGATATGGATTTCCAAAAGATGATAACGGTGATTTCACTACTATATTAGATAATGTTCTAACAAGATATAGTGGAAACATTGGTACAATTGCAGCAATGTCAGAGATAAACCCAGGTAATAATTATAACTTTGATCCATTCTTATTAGTAAGAACAGCAGGTATTGCTAAATTTGAGAGAAGAGATATCATAGTTAATCTAACAACAATGAATGAATCAGCTGGTTCAGTTATACCATTTACTATTGGTGAGGTAATAAACCAGACAGTTACCAATGCAGGTCAAGCATTGGAATTAAGTACATTTGCAAGTACATATGCTAATGGTGATGCATTTACAGCCAATACAGATATGTTTAATGGTCTTGGTGTTGTTCAAGTAATTAACAGTATAGCAAATGCTCATGGTCTAGTATATAACGAAAACACTTCACACGTATCAGTAAGAGATGTTAAGATAAAAGAATATGATTCAACATCAAATACATTTAGTGTATCAACTACAAATGCAGAACCATTTGTAGCAAGTGGTTCTAACTTATTACAACTAGCAGAAACAAATACAACTGTTAATGCAATCACAGCTGTCATTACAGATGCAGGTACAGTAACGCAATCAGAAGTAGCAAAAGGTCAAGTATATAAATTTGAGATAGATGAAGATAACAAAACAGGTGAAGTAGGTATTAGAAGATTATCATTTAGTGTAGGTTTCAATAGTAGCGGTACAATCCAAGGAGCTAGCTCTGGTGCAGGTGGAACTATTGATGCAATATATGAAGATGGTAATACAGCACCTATTGGTGACAATGCAGTAATCAATGCAGACGCACAGGCAGCTAATGGAATTATTACAGCTTTAGAAATAACAGATAGTGGATTTGGATATCAACATGGAGCTAACTTAACACTGGTATCAACAAACACAGCACAGCCATTTGTTGCAACAGGAACAGCTAATGTTCACTTAACAGGACAAGGACCTGGATATTGGGCATCTAAGGACTCATTTTTGAATACTAAATACATACATGATAACGATTTCTACCAAGAATACAGTTATGTTGTTGAAAGTGGGTTGTCTTTAAATAAATATAGGGATATACTACTAAAAGCGTCTCACATTGCAGGGACAAAACTATTTGGTAGAGTAAGAAAAGAGGCATTGGTAAACAATGCAGTAACAGTTTCAAATAGTGCAATTGTAACAGGTACATTGCATTCAGGAAATAACGCGATAACGTAATGGGCAAATTAGTAACATCAAACTTTAATACGCACAATGCAAAGCAGTTTGTTGAGTCGATCAACGAAACGGCTAATAGCATATACTATATGACTGTTGGAAAGCACGATGCTTTCACAGATGATAACACTCCGCCTACATCAAACAATTCACCGGAAGCCATATTATATCAAACATATAGAGATATGATATATGGTAAACATATAACAACATCAGACGTTAAACATATGATTGACAACAATCTATGGACATCTGGAACAATATATGCTCAATATGATAATAGCGATGGTGGACTTAGAGACAAGAAGTTTTATGCACATGTAAAAGAAGCAAATGGTACATTCAGTGTATTCAAATGCTTATACAACAATAAGGGGATACCATCAACAGACGAGCCAACCGCATTAGAGACATCGCCAGACGACGACGTCTATATCACCACAGCAGACAAATATCAATGGAAACTGATGTTCCAGATAGAGGAGAACGATTACAACAAGTTCGCGACAAGCGAAAAGATACCAGTATACCCGAACGCTAATGTTTCTGGTAATGCAGTATCAGGAGCTATTGATGTTGTAAATGTAAACTCTGGTGGAAGCAGATACCATTCAGTAGCCAACGGAGTTATTAAAGTAGCCAACGTTGGCGGTAATACAAGAATCTATGAATTAGAATCATTAGTAAGTGCTAACGTAACAACTACAGCTGTATCAAACGGTACATTTGCAGTTGAAAGAGTAGACTTATTTGGTAAACATTCTAACGGACATATAAACTCTACATCATTCAATACATCTAATAATGTTGCAAATGGTGTTGTAGTACAAGCAAATAGTACTGTATTAAGAGTACAAGACATTGCTGGAAACTTTTTTGGCCAGCAATCAAATGTAGTAATCCAGGGACAGACATCTGGAGCACATTCACTTATTAGTGATATCGATAGTACTACTTCTTCATTATCATCAAACACAGATTTTTATAAAGGAAGTATTTTCTATATTGCAGCTGGTGGCGGTAAAGGAGCATCAGCTAAGATTAGTGAATATATTGTAACGGGTTCAGCAAGAAGAGTATTGCTTGCTAACGATACTGGTTTTGGAAGTGTAGACTCAACTTCATTGTTTGAGATATCTCCAAGCGTTACAATCACAGGAGACGGAACAGGAGCAGAAGCAAGAGCAATTGTAAACACTCAAATCTTTGCGGTAGATACTATCGAAGTAACAAAACGAGGAAGTGGTTATACATATGCTGATGCTGTTATTGTTGGTAACACTGGTATATCAGGAAACTTAGTTGCTAATAATGCAAACGTAAATGTTATTATAGGACCTGCAGGCGGACATGGATCAGATGTAATTAATGAACTATATGCTGATAGTGTTGGAGTATCTGTAGACCTCTTAGATGACAACAGTGGTCAGACTCCAGCAGTTAATGACTTTAGACAGATAACAATATTAAAAGATCCACTATTCAGTAATGTACAGATTACATTAGCTAATACTTTAACATCTGGTAGTGCAACAGGTAGTGGTACATCTTTTACAGCTAATGAAGTGCTTACACAAAACACAGGTGGTGCGAATGGTGTTATATCATCAAGAGCAGCTGGATCAATTAATGTATCAAATGTGTATGGTCAATTCTTAACTACAGCGTCTGGTAACACAACACATAGAATAGAAGGCGGTACTTCAGGAACAACAGCAGAGATTGCTAGCTTTAAGACTAGTGATAAAAGTGGATCAACTTTTGATCTTTTTGATCAAAGAGTAAGATTAACTGGCTTTGTAAACAGCTCATCACTAGCTTTTAACGATGATGAGAAGATTATTCAGGATTCAACTGACGCGGAAGGTCTAGTTCATAATATAAATACCGGTAGTGGTGCTAATACTTTAGTGATTACCAACAAGAAAGGAAACTTCCTTGCATCGGATACTACTAGTGGAACATTCTACTATGTTAGAGGACAAGACAGCGGAGCAGTTGCATACTTTACAGATATAGCTGGTCCAGATATGGTACCTAATAGTGGCGAAGTAATTTACACGGAGAATATAACACCTATTACTAGAGATAATGCTCAGACAGAAAGAATAAAGGTAATAGTAAAGTTTTAGAGAAAATAAATGGCAATAGAAACAGACCTTAATGTAAGTCCTTATTACGACGATTTTGACGAGAACAAGAACTTTCACAGAGTTTTATTCAAGCCTGCCGTTCCTTTGCAGGCTAGAGAGATTACTCAATTACAAACAATCCTTCAAAACCAGATAGAAAGATTTGGTCAATTCCAATTCAAAGAAGGATCAATTATTAAAGGTTGTTCATTCAGCTTTGATGATTCAGTTAGATATGCAAAAGTAAATGATAAGACTGCTGCAGGCACAGATGTAAACGTAGGTTTATTCTCAGAAGGTGATTACATTAGAAACCAAGCTAATGTTGTTGCTAGAATAGTAGACAAGGCATCAGGACTAGAAACACAGAACCCAGATTTAAACACTTTATTCTTTCATTACATAAACACAGGTACAGGTGCAGAAAAAGAATTTGCATCTAAAGACGAAGTTGAAATTTATCCAGCAGTATCAACAGTTGCTAATGTTGAGATAGTTTCACAGAGTGGTGCATTTACTAATGCAGACACAGTTGCAATTACATCACTACTAAACGGTAGTGGAGCAACAGCTGATCTTATAACTGTAGCAAGTGGTACAACAATTGACCACATTAATGTTACATCTAATGGTGCAGCATATAGTATTGATGATTTACCAACAGCAACAGTAACAGCTGCTGATAGTGGAGCATCAGTTACACTTAAAGTTAACTTACACAAGACTGGTAACGTAACAATTTCTGATAATGACCAGTTTAAAGACGCAGGCGGTAATACAGAATTTAATGTATTAGGTAAAGCATTCCAGATGAAAGTTACAGATGGCGTCATCTTTCAAAAGGGTACATTCCAAAGATTTGCTGAACAAGATATTATTGTATCAAAATATACTAATAGACCTAACGAAAAAGTCGTCGGAGTCCAAACTGTTGAGTCTATTGTAAATAACAGTATTGATACATCTCTATTAGATAATGCAGCAGGCTTTGCAAATGAAAATGCTCCAGGTGCTGATAGATTAAAACTTACACCAGCATTGGTTGTAAACACTAAAGCATCAGCCGAGTCTTCAAACAACTTCTTAAAATTCATTGAATTCCAATTTGGTAATCCAATTCAAATGCAACAAGGACCAGTGTTTAGTTCACTTGGTCAAGAGTTAGCAAAAAGAACTTATGAAGAAAGTGGTGATTATGTTGTTGAGAACTTCTCAATATCAACTGAAAACAAAGTAGCAAACACATCTCATTTATCAGCAGTAGTTGGAGCTGGTATTGGATATGTAAAAGGTCAAAGATTTGAACTATCAAGTGCTACTAGATTACCATTAGAAAGAGCAAAAACAACAAGTACAATTACAGATCAAGAAATATCATTAAACTATGGTAATTATGTAAGAGTAAATGAATTACTTGGACAGTTTGGTCATGAAACAAACGATATGGTTGTATTGTTAGATGGTGCAATGAATGCAGTAACTAGCGGTAATAATGCTATTGGTGGTGCTACTGTAAACAATACATCAGTAACATTCAATGGTGGTTCAGCTAATAATGTTGTAGGTACTGCAAGAGTTAAGTCTATAGAAAGCATAGATCAAGTACCTGGTAAGTCAGATAGTGAATATCATCTATACTTATTCAACATTAAAATGAACTCTGGTAAGTCATTTAAGAAAGATGTTAAGAGTTTATGGCACTATTCAGGAACAGAATATAGTTTAGGTAATGCAGAAACAAATAAATCAGCATCAGGTGTAGCTGATATTATATTAGAAGGTGCACAAAACGAAGCATTTATTAAAGAAAGAGACAAACAAACAATGGTGTTCCCTATTGGAGCAACAGGTGTATCTACAGTAGATTCAAACCCTTCATATGTTTATAAAGGCGTAGAAGCAGATCAATTTAGTACTGGTGGTGTAGCAACATTCTCATTATCAGATGATCTTAACTTTACATATGGAACATCAGATACAACATTAAGTGAAACTCAAGAAAGAGACTTAATTATTATACCAAAACAAAACATCAATGCAGCATCAAGAACTGCAGAAGGTAATGCTAATGTGGCATCAAGTAGTAAGTTAGTTACAAATTGTGCAACTACTGACTTAAAATCAGGTGATCAAGTATTCATTAATACAACACTTAGAACTATTGACAACATTGTTAATAGTACTGCATTCAATGTTAAATCTAATGTAGGACTAACATCAGCAACAGCTAACGTATTAATGACTTTCCAAAACAATAGACCAATATCTATTAGTGAAAGAACATCAGCAAATGCTACAATTACAAGTAGTGGTCAGACATTAACAATCAACTTAGGTAGAAGTCTAAGTGGTACAATGAATGCAGATATCATTCATAACATAAAAGATCCAACAGTAACAGCAAAAACTAAAACTGTTAATACTACAGAAGTTGGTCTTACAACAGATACTAACAGCGGTGGACTAACAGGTCCATGGTGCTTGGGTGTACCAGATGCATTCGAATTGTTAGCAGTTTATGTTTGTGGTGCAGGTACAGATAGTACAGCATATGCATTTAATAGTGGTGCATTTACTACAGAAAGAACAGACAAATTTGAAATACTATCAGGTATGAATGATAGTTACTATGGTTTATCTAAATTAAGAATTAAGCCAAATAGTGGATTTACTTTATCAGCTGGACAAAATATAGCAGTAAGAGTTAGAAACTTTGCAGAATCTGGTGATGGATTCTTTACATTCCAATCATATAATGGTATCATTGATGATGCTAATACAGCTAATACAACAGCTATTACTACACAAGAGATACCAGTTTATACTTCTCAAAGAACAGGTAGAGAACATAAACTAAGAGATAGTATTGACTTTAGACCAAGAGTACAAGCTACTGCAAATAGTGGTGGTACATTTACTAGTGGTGATGCAACATCAGATCCATCACAAACTGCTGTTATAAATCAAAATAGTAAAATAGCAAAAGTTAACTCAACATGGATTGGTGATGTATCTCATTACTTACCAAGAAAAGATAGAATAGTTGTAGAGGGTGGACAGTTACATATTGTAAAAGGTATTCCATCAATCAATCCACAACTACCAGCTAAGCCAGGTGATGCTATGCAGCTTGGTACAGTTGATGTTCCAGTATTCCCATCATTGGATGCTGCAACAGCAAGATACTATAAGCGACCAGACTTAGCTGCTAAGATTAGAACTACTCAGCTAAAAAGATACACTATGTCAGATATTAAGAGTATTGACACTAGAGTACAAAACTTAGAATACTATACATCACTTAACTTATTAGAGAAACAAACAAGTGATAGTGTACTTCCTGGTAGAACAGATCCATTAACAAACAGATTTAAAAATGGTTTCTTAGTTGATAACTTTGCATCATTAACAGTCGGTAACCCACTTAACGATGAGTTCAAAGCTGGATTTGATAAAGCAAGACAACTATTAACTGCAAGATTCGAACAATATAACATTGGTTTAAAATTTGATACAGGTACAAATATATCAAGAGTAAATGATGCTGTATACACATCAATGAAAGATAGACCTGTTATTAATCAAAACAAAGCTACACAAGACAGAAGATGTACTTCTGCATTCTGGCAATACAATGGTAACGTACAATTGTTCCCAGATTATTTCTCAGGTACTGACGTTAAGAAAGCACCAGAGAATGCTATGCAGATTGATATAGATGTTGCAAGTGGAACACTAGCTCTTATTGATGAGCTAAACAAAATACTACCTGCTCAACAACCAAGTGATGAAGTTATTGATGAGTCTACAGAAACAAGATTAGTTGATTCAGATACTTCAGATGGTACAAGAACAGATACATTTGAAACTGTAACACAACAAACAGTAAGAAGAACAACAACACAATTAACAGGACAAGCAAGAACAACAACTAAGAAAGTTGGTGAATTTGTAACTGATATTACATTCCAACCTTATATTCCAGGTATGGATATTAGATTTGTAGCTACTGGTTTAAGACCAGGCCTACAACATTACGTATACTTTGATGATGTTGCAATGTCAGCACAAGTAGCACCAGCTACAGTATTCAATCCATTTGACAATAATGAGCCGTTAGATATTATTTCATCATCAAGAGCTAGAAGAATGATGAGAAGAAGTGGAGCATTTAATTCTACACTTACAGCTAACTCATCAGGTGGTATTGCAGGTATCTTTAGAATACCAGCTAATAAATTCTTTGTTGGTGAAAGAAAGTTTGTAATTGCTGATATTAGTAATCTAAGTCAAGTAAAAGATACAGTATCATCTGCATCTGCAAGATTTAATGCATACAACTTTGGTGTAGAGAAAGCTGACGTTACAACAAGTACTAGATCACCTTTAATAAGCTCTGCACAATCTTCAAGAATATTTAACACAGTATCAGTAAGTAATACTGAAGTAACAACAAACGTTGCCATTGGTGACGTAACAGGAGGCAACACTGATCCGGTCGTAGATGATGATGACGATACAAGAGTAGGTGAGGTAGCAAACACAGTTTCACCACCACCAGATGACACTGATCCAGTAACACCTCCAAGACCTAAGAATGACCTTCCTTGTGTTGATACTTGGGAACCAAGACCATGGGGATGGGGAGAAGGATTCAGAGGTGGATCTAATCTTGAAAGAAGAGAGATCAATGGTGGCCTATGTGGAAGAAGTGGTGATCCATTAGCACAAACATTCTTACTACAACCTAATATGTTTAGAGGAAGTAAGATTGGTTATCTAACAAGTATGGATTTATTCTTTAGTCAAAAGGATCCAAGATTAGGTACAATCGTAGAAATTAGAGAAACAGTTAATGGTGCTCCAGGACCTAAAGTATTACCTTTCAGTAGAGTAAGACTAGCATCATCTCAAGTTAATACATCAACAGATGCAACAACAGCAACTAGAATTAACTTTAAAGCTCCAGTACCAGTAGATACAGGAAAAGAATATTGTTTTGTTATCCTACCAGAAGGAAACTCACCAGAGTATAAAGTATGGACAGCAAAAGCAGGACAAAAAGATATAAGCAATCAGATTCCAGTAAACCAAGACTGGGGTCAAGGTACAATGTTCTTATCTACAAACAACAGAACATGGACAGAGTATGTAGATGAAGATGCTAAGTTTATAGTTAATGCAGCATACTTTGATCAAACAAAATCATCTGTAGACCTAGTAAATGAAGACTATGAATTCATTGAAGCTAATACTACTTCAGGTATCAATGGTGCATTTGCATCAGGTGAAGAGGTATTTAAGTTAGGTGCTAACATAACTGGTACAGCGGTATTCTCAGCTGGTAATAGTACTATTACAGGAACAGGCACATCATTTACAGCTATAACAGGATTAGGTGCTGGTTCAAAAATTGTTCTTCAAAACTCAAACAATCAATTCGATGTTGTAGAAGTAGCAGGTATCTCTAGTGATACAGTCTTAACATTAAGAGGTGCACCAGATATTACAGCAGCAGGAGTAACAGGTAAGATACAATTTACTCCATCAGCTATATTTGAACAGATAGATGGAACTACATCTACATTACTACTTAACGATAGTTCTGCTGCAAACAGTTCATTTGTATTTGCAAATGGAGATACAATTATAGGTACATCAAGTGGTGCTAACTGTGTAATTGGAAATGTAGCAGATACTAATATAAGTTATCACGAACCAAGATTCTAT